ATGGGTTGCGCACTCCGTTTTGTTGTGGTTCATACCATTTTTGGACAATGCAACACTTTCTCTTATTATTTTGTTATCTTTGTTGCAACAAAACAATAAAAAAAATGGCATTAGTAAGTAAAAAAGATTTCGCTGAAGCTTTAGGTATAAGCTATGGTACGATAAGAAGTAAAGTTAGTAGGAAGCAATTGTGTTGCAACAGAAAAGGATTAATAGATACTGAAAATCCTAGAAACTATATTTACTTATTAGAAGTGAATGGAGGTAATCAAGAAGTGTTTGATAAATATAATCTTGATTCCAAATCTTTGACAAATGTAAACAAAAAAATTACACCTGCAATAGAAAATATAAAAAAAGTTATTGTTTCTAAAAAAAATGATACAATTGCATCAGAAATAGTACAAAAAGTAGTTTTTAAAGAAGTCAATGATAGCAAGGGTTTAGTCAAGGTTGTTCCAGCGGTGGAGACAAAAAAAAACACCTCAAAAATAATTGATGAAAATCAGACAAAATTGACTTTAGAAGAACGAAGAACCAAAAAAGAGGAAGAAAAAGCAAGGCGAGATTTGTTGGATTATGACTTAAGGCAACGTAGGGCTAATGCTGAATATAAGGAAAGAGAATCCGAATTAAAGAAAATGCAATTGGAAAAGATTGCTGGAAACACTTTACCATTGGATTTGACTAAAACTATTTTAAAGATTAATTGTCAAGCAATATTGGTTCAGTTTTTATCATCTATTGAAAACATGGTTGCGGTTACAGTAGAGGAGCTAGGTGGTGTTCGTGCGGACAATGTTAGAATAACTAATGAATTGAAAAAGATTTTCAAAAAAACAGTTGAGAATTGCGAAAAGAGTGCGGAACGTGAAATAGAAAATGCGGTGGCGGAATATTCCGACGTAAGGTCAAGAGGCGAAAGAAAATAAAAAACTATGATACAGGAAATATTTTTACAAAACATAAAAGAAATACAAAATAGCATTTATGATTATGATCCCATTCGATTAGAACCGAGTGAATGGATTGAGAATAATGTATTTCTTACTTCTGCTGAATCAAAGTATGCAGGTTTTTTTAGTTATGATCGTTCTCCTTATTCCAGGGAAATTGTAGATTCTTTAAGTCCGACTTCAGATGTTGAAATGGTTGCAGTAATGAAGTGTGTTCAATCAGGATTTACTGCTGGGGTTATAGTTCCAACAATTGTCTATACTATTGGTCAAAATCCTTGCAATGTTATTTTTGTTTCAGGTTCAGACCAACTTGTTCGAGATACTGTTCGTGATAGGTTAGACCCAGTTATTCAAAATTCTGGAAATTTAAAAGAATTGATTAGACCAAATTCATTAAAAAAAGCAAATCATAGAACTGGAGATACAGATGTCAAGAAAGAATTTTTAGGCGGAGCTTTGACTTGTTTAACTTATAGACCAAGTAAATTAAGGCAGTACTCGGCTAAAATAATACTTGCCGATGAATTTGATGATGCACCAAGAAATAATGTAACAGAGGGTTCAATTCGTTCTTTATTAGAGGGTAGAACAGTATCTTTTGGTGATTCAAAGAAATTATGCTACATATCTTCACCAACTACCAAAGGAATATCAAATATTGAGGAAGTTTACGAGATGGGCGATAAAAGAAAGTGGAATTGGGAATGTCCGCATTGTAAAACGTATATTCCTATTTTATGGCGTGTTGAAAGGGAAGATGGTTCGTTTGGTGGCATAAAGTGGGAATTAGACGAGAATAATGAATTAAAGGAAGATACTGTTCATTACGAGTGTCAAAATTGTTCTGGAAAAATTGAATACAGACAAAAAACACAATTAAACTTAACCGGAAAATGGATTCCTACACAAAAACCTATTAGGCCACAATACAGAAGTTACAGTTTTAATGCACTTTGTATTCCTGCTGGATTTGATAATTGGATAACTATTGTTTATCAATGGATTAAAGCATGTCCTAAAAATCAACCTGTTGACATTGGATTGCTTAAATCATTTACAAATACACGTTTAGGAGAACTTTGGGAAGATAGGGGTGTTACTCCACGTTCAAATGAATTAATGAATAATATTGGAAAATATGACATTGGTAAAATTCCAGATATAACTTGTGAAGCAGAAGGTAACGGTAAAATAGCGTTAATATCATTAGCTTGTGATTTAGGTGGTATTATGGATATTGTAAATAATAATGAAGATGTAAGGCTTGATTGGGAATTATTGGCACATACTTCTAATGGACAGACCTATTCAATTAATCACGGCAGCATAGGAACATTTAAACGTAGTAAATGGAGGAATACTAAGGATAAAGAAAAAGATTCTGATAGAGAGCGTTTTACATTTACTGATGGAGTTAAAAATTCTGTGTGGCCTATATTTAAAGAAATGATTTATGATTCATTGGAGGGTGAAAGCGGTATTTATTATGATATTGATATTACGGTTATTGATACTGGACACTTTACAAAATTGGCAAATAACTTCATATCAAGTATAAAAGACAGAAAAGTTTTTGGTGTTAAAGGTCGTGCTGACGAAAGTTATATGAAAATTGATAAAAACGCACCATTAATTAATCATTCTAGGGAAAATAAAGGCACAAATTATATTGTTGAGGTAGAATTAGTAAAAGATAAATTAGCAAGTGATATGGCTTTAATTTGCGGTACTGATGGAACGCAACCAAATGGTTTTATGAATTTTCCACAACCATCTGATGGAAAATATAATTTAAGTAATTATTTCTCACATTTTGAAAGTGAGCATCGAGTTCCTTTAATTAAAAATGATGTTGAAATTGGTTTTAAATGGAAAAAGAAGCGTGAAGATAACCACTTTTGGGATTGTAGGGTTTATGGATTGGCATCAAGAGAGATATTTATTGCGGATTTAAAACTTTATGAATCAGGAAATAGAGATTTGAATTGGGAAAATTATTGTTCTATGATAAATATGTAAAAAACTTTTGTATATTTGCAGAGTAATTTTTTCATAAAGTTTTAGTTTTTTTGGTAATTAAACCCGTCTTGTGTTAGGACGGGTTTTTTTTATTATATTTGCAACAGTTCATTGACGATTTATGATTTTTGTTTGGACGGGAGTTCGATTCTCCCCGCCTCCACAAAAACTCGTGTATGTGTTTGGTTTAGTCAGCCGATATATAAATGATAACAGTGATTGCTCCCCTTCCCATTAGAACAGGGCGCATAGAGCAATCCATTTTGGGGGCGACTGGTTTTGACAGCAAATTAAGAGTAAGTAAGAGAACTAAAAATGTTAAACGGCAAAGTAATTAGCCTTTTCAACGAGCCAATGAGATTGGCGTCGTAGAACGTAATAGGAACGAAACTCCTTTAAAACCACTCTAAATTTGAGTGGTTTTTTTTATTTTAAAAGTTTTTACATTTTTATTAGGTTATATCAAATTAAGTTTTATATCTTTGTCGTATGCAATGTGGGAGTGGAAACCTATTTGCTTGATTAGGTTTTATCCCACGTTCAAAAAAAGATAATCCCTTATTAGTAAAGACTCCACTCCCTTTGCTTTTAAGGGTTTTTTTGTACCTTTAATCGAATGGGAAATTTTATCGGTGTAAATACGTTTTTAATCCTGTTTTAAAGCCAAAAAAAGAAGCAATGGGCAATCGTTTCCTAAAGTTCTGACGATGCTAGGGGTTTTTACTGAAACTAAATAGAACTAAGATAAACAACAGTAATTGATTTATCCGACCGAAGGGGTTTGATGCGATAAGCAAAAAAATCAATCGACAATAGGAATCCCTAATAGATAATTAGTCAATTTTTGGCTTTTTATCTATTAGGATTTCCTATGCTCACTCTAAAGTTTTTCTGCTCTAAGCAATTAATAAATTATTAAAATATACAGTATGAAGCAAAATGTTATAATGTTACGAAAAATGGGAAATTTTGATGTTTCTCAAAGAACAAAAGATGGAATGTTTAATGCGACTTCTCTTTTAAAACAATGGAATAAAAGTAAAGGACTAAAAAGGGGAAAAGAAGTAAATGATTTTTTGAAAATAGATAAAACAAAGGAATTTATTTTAGCTCTTGAAGAAGAATATAATGATAATACGAAGAAAATCGTATTATCAAAAAGAGGTTTAGATGGAGGAACTTGGTTAGATCCATTGTTATTTATAGATTTTGCAATGTGGTTGAATCCTACATTTAAAGTTCAAGTGCTAAAATTTGTTTACGATGAATTGATTAAGGAAAGAAATGATGCTGGAGATAACTACATTTCACTTTCCGCTTCAGGAGTAAAACTAAAAGGATATGATTTTAGGGAAGTGGCTATTGCAATGAATTGGATAGTATTTAATAAAAAAGGCAAAAATTTGCGCCAATCAGCAACACAAGAAGAATTAAAAGAGCTAAATGAGTTACAAGGACAATTATCTTTTTTAATTGATAATAATTACATCGTTTCGTATGAACAGTTAATAAAAGATATGCGAAAAATGTACAATAAAAAATACCAAAAATTTTAATAATTAGAAAAAAATGAAAGAATTACAAAAAAAAGAAAAAGACCAAATTGAAAATGTAAAGCAAGTTGCAATTGAAAAGCAAACTGTTTTATTGGGAACTGCAAGACCAAAAAGAGGTCATACAATGTTTGAGTATAATTATAAAGAAAAAACAATTATAAAAGCGGTTTTTGATGAATTACCAGCAGTAAAGTTTACGGATGCTGCAAATGGTTTAAAAAGTGCTTTAAAAAAAATTACGAAAAAACCAGATTGCATTTATGTTTCTGCTTTAAATAAAAAAAATGCTTTAAAAGTATTAAAACGAGATTTATTAATAACTTAAACTATAAAAATATGCACTTATATTCATCATACGAAATGGCAAAAATTTTAAAAATAGAATTAAGTACATTCTATAAAAAATGTTCTTTAGAAAAAATTAGACCAATAAAAACAGAAAGAAACATTAACTTTTATATTATAGCACAATTTGAACAACAAATAGTGAAATATTATCCAATAAAATCACACGAGGTATTTTACATTTACGAATCAAAATTAAATAAAACAACAATTTAAAAAGAAATAAGATTATGAAACAAGAAACACTTGAAGAAGTTGCTGAAAAATGGAATGAACAACAAACTACATTAGAGTTTGGTAAACCACATAATGCTCCAAATAGAATTAAAGCATTTATTGAAGGTGCTAAATGGCAACAAGAAAGAAGTTGTAGTGAGGAAGATATGAAAAAAGCATATTGTAATGGTGCTAATTTAGATTACAATATTATGATTTCTACAAAAGAAGGGAATGAAATTTTAGATAAATGCTTTGAACAATTTAAAAAGAAATAAGATATGGAAACAGCATTATTAATTACGGGAACAATAAATATTATCTTTTTTATAATATTCTTAATTGATAAAATACAAGATTA